CGGAGAAATACCAATCTTCTCATCTTTTAGGATTTGATTGACAGCATAGTCTGCGGCAATATTAGATAACATAGGATCTCGACCTTCTCTACGACCCATATGATCAAATACATTGTGTAGGACCTCGTGAGCAAAGCCAAACTCGCATTCTTTAGGGGACAGTTTATTGACAAAGCCATAATTGAAGTAAAAGTTCCTACCGTCTGTGGCTAGTGTTTGACACCAATCACTACCGTCCATGAGTTTCATACGGGTAGCTAGATTACCAAAAAACGGATGACGAAGTAAAAGTCCTACTCGTGCTGTAATTAACTTATCTAAAATTTTAGCTTTTTCTGCTGCGGTAAATTCTTTACCTAGCCAATCTTGCTTTTTTTGCTTTTCCGCTTTCATTACTGAAGTCATATCTTCTCCTATCTAACAATACACTATTATATAGTCTTTTTGTACACTTGTCAATAAAAAGTGCCCTTGCGGGCCCAATTTATCCCTCCATAGCCTGTATGATGTATTTTCCATACTTGTCATGGAACTTGTCAAAGTTCTTCAACTTTGAAGCATCAAATGGTAAAGCATAGTTTGTCAAGGCCACCTTCGCCCCCATAACTACTAACTCAGTTGGAAAATTATCCATCATAAATCCAAAGAAGTTATCTGCCATTGAGTCCCAATCTTTTACCTTTTTATTGCTAGATTCCTGAAGCTCATAGCACAGGCTAATAGTCAAAGAATACATTGCAGAGATCTCTTTGATATCAAACTTTTTAACTTTACCTGCCAGAATATCTTCTGGTTTAGGCATCTGCTTGGCTACCTTGCGGTGAGCCATAAACTTAACAGCAAGACCTTCGCCAACAGCACCTGCAATAAGGTCAGTAAGAGTACTCTCGGAGACATCGTCGTCTTCTAGCAATTCCGAAACAAAGCTCCACGAACGGGGAGTAGCAAAAGCACGGCTTGAGCTTCTTGGATCAAAGTCATAGAGATCTTGTTTGGCGAAACCAACATAGCCAACAACTTGCTCATGGATATGATTAATAACAGCCCACTGATGCCAATCTTCAAAATCTACACGAAGCTCAATATGAACAAAACGATTTGCCAACGGAGCAGGCATACGGTAAGTAACACCCTTGTCTGCTTCACGGTTACCTGCGGCTACAATACTTACACCTTTGGGCAAGCGGTAAGTGCCTACACGACGGTTAAGAATGAGCTGATAAGCCGCTGCCTGGGTAGCAGGAGCCGCAGAATTGAGCTCATCTAAGAACAGAATGGCTGTGCTATCCGGATCAGTAGGCAACTCTGCCGGCGGAGCCCAGCTCATAGTGTTAGCTTGGCTATTGTAATAAGGGATACCTTTAATATCCGTAGGCTCCCAAAGACTTAAACGGACGTCGATTACATCTCGCTCTTGCTCATCACCAATTTGCTTGACGATGTCGGATTTACCAATACCTGGAGGGCCCCACATAAAAATAGGACGTTGTTTTTTAATTGCCTTACGAAGAGCAGCCTTGGCTTCGTTAGGGCTTACAGTGCGGTTAGTAGATAGATCTTTTGCCATATTTCTCTCTAAAAAGTGTTGGATAATTTTGCTACAACAATATAAGTATACAAAAAATCTGTCTCTATGTCAATGCTTTTTCGTTGTCTTTAGATCTTTTTTTAGCTCTGTGGAATTTTTGAATGTTGCCAGAAAATAACACTAATTGAATAGCTATCTTTTCGCAGAATACCCAAATTCGTTGTTTATTAATATAAAATGGACAATCTATATTTTGGTCTATCCATATTACTAATTCATTGGTAAAGAATAATTCATCCTCGAATTTTATCTCATATGACTTGACTTCTGCTCCGTTTAGATTTAAGAATCCTTCTTCCGTTAATCTCCAACCACCTGAATTTTTACTTCTAGTGTTCCACCACCACAAGTGCATATATTTTCTGAGTTCTTTGTCCGTATAGGAAGTTTTAAGAGTATCTAGTACGTATTTGGTAAGTTCAATCTTTTGATTCATTTATGACTTTTTGACCCGAAGTTAATTTGAAAACGGCGAAGTCTGAAGTATTAAACATTTTGTTTAATTTTTCTGCTAAATTGAAAGCGTGACCACTATTTGAAAAACTTACTTTTTTATATTTTGGTCCGACTGTTTGTGGAATATAGTTTAGTGTTTTGAGATTGATAGGTTTTTCTTTATAAAAAACAGCCCAAATGGCATCGGCATCTAAAACCTGTTCAGTCTTAAAACTTTTCTTATTAGTCATTTCTAATAGTACCTGAGGCTTTGGCCGGCTCATTTATATACGCATCTCCCAAATCTGCGTATATATTTATTCAATTAAACTAGAACTTCCCGCCATCTACCTTGATTACAATATTTTGGTTGCCTTCTTTTATTTGGTCTAACTCTCCAGCAAGTCGTGTCATGACAACACTTAAACTGTTTGATAATTCAGTTACTTCGTCTATAGGAATAGTTAAATTTTTTTGACTACTTTTGATAGCTATTCTTGCTTTGTTCAAAAAATTTTCGATGGGTATTGTATTAAGTTGTTTCATGATTTATTTAAACTATTCAATACAGTTTTCATTTCTTGTTCGGTTTTATAAGGTCCGTAAAATGGATATCTATCTAGTGTAATTAGTTTAGGGCAGAACGATTTTACCCAACCTTTTCTAAATTTAATTACATAATATCCTGCACAATATAAACTTTGGCTCTTAGAGCTTTTAGAAAACAGTGGTAATTTTTTCCTTATGTTGTAAACAGGTTCGAAGGGTTTACCACTGCAAGGAAAATCATATATGACATAAGTTTCTGGTATTACAGATTTTTTAGTAAGTGATCCGCCATCTAGAACTGTGATTCCAAGTTCTTTTTTAATTTCGTCTAAAGATTTAAGTTCATACTTTTTACCCTTTTGATAAAAATCAAATCCCTGTTTCTTTTTAGATAAAGAACCAAGTTTCTTTTTATTATCTGTTATAATCCATTCTTTATTAGGAATTAATGTTTTGCTTACTGCGTTCATGTTGTATACCTCGCATTTAATGGTTCAGCATAACTTTGTACTTGCTCACTTATTTTTTGTAAATCGTAAGTTGAACAAAATTTTAACAATCTAATACCAACTTGCGGCACATCTTTGCCCTTGTTGATATATTCATTTATAACATCAAAAATTAAGTTTCTAATTGGTTCAGGCTGCGCTCTAAGATCACACAGTAATTTATTTCTAGTATAATCCTCTAACACACGATGCTCAATGCCTTCATGGTCAACCCAACGCTGTAGCATTAGATTGTTCCAGTTGTAACCTTTGGCATTTCTATCTGCAAATGCTTCACGTAATCCTACTTTGTTCTTTGTACCTTTTTCACGTACACCTGGATAGGCAGAAAAGATATTGTCGCTGGTATCACCACGCATACATTTTTCAAATAATAGCCATTCAGGCTCGGGTGCAGATTTAACTTCACCAGTTTTCTTATCCTTTACTGGCTTACCCTTTTCATCAAAGTAACCTTCATGTGTAGTTGTAATTCCAGTCACGCCGTTGTATTGACGAACATTAGATGAAATTAGTTGGGCGAAGTCTCCGTCTGTGCTAATGATAACATGATTGTCTTCTGGGTGAAGATCAATCCAACCAGCAATTAAATCATCTGCTTCTAATTGAGGATGATGTAGGACCGTAGTATTAGTTTTGTCTGTAATAAACTCTTTGAACTGGTCAAAGGTTTCCCAAAACACACGATCCTCTTCAGCTTCTTTAGGGCTCAGGGCAGCACGAGCATCAGACCTATTACGTTTATATGGCTCGTAGTGATCTCTACGCCATGAGCGGCCTTCCAACGCAAATATGACATGACTGCCGTTAAAATCTCTCCATGCCTTACGTACACTACCTAGAACTGTATGAATACTCATACCAACCTTGTCCTCTAGGTTTCCTCTTACTACGTGTCTGGCTCTAAAAAATGTGTTGGCTGTGTCTACTAGAATGTATGTTTTCATCAATAAAATTCGGCTTTGCCGTCGTCCCTTAGTGCTCGGTTAACGAATCCAGTACCCCGGCGTTCCATATTAATATTGGCTTCTGCTCCAACATTGCGACAAAGTTCTTGAAACCATTGGTCAACAACTTCTTCTTCTGTTTCGCCTTGATACCCATTGTTTCTTAATTCTAACACAAAATACTCGTTCCAGTCAAGTTCAAAAAAGCCATTTCTTACATTATCCTTATTAACATGCGTATTCAAAACTGCAATGTAAGACTCTTTTTTTTCAGTGGCTAATTCTTTTGGGCTCAATTGTGATTGACGCTTTGATTCTTCAGCCGCTTCTTCTACTAATTTTAAAGATCGCTCAGCCTGCTCTTTAAGTTTAATAGTTTCAGCTATGGCATTCTCCATTTCTGTAATACCAAATATTTTCTTAAGGAAATTTTTCATATATAATTATGTACCCCACTTATTCTTGAAAAGCGGCACTTGAAGTCTATCACTATAACGCAAGCTATATTTCATCGCAAATTCTGCAACACGACGATTATTTAGTGAATAAACACTTTCAACTCCACCCACAGGCATAATATATACTTCACCTTTAAATCCCGCATTTCTATATTCTACCGCTGCCTTTAGCGCATCTTCTAAATCTTGTTCATTGGCAATAACAAATTTCAAATAGGTATACCCTACTTCTTCATAACCACAAACTACTTCTGGTTTGATTGCATCCCCCCAAAGCTCGCCGCTTCCTGGTAGTTTGGCACTAACACTAAAGGTAATAATGTCTGAATTAGATCCTCTAGTTTCAATCCATTTCTGCAAATATTTTTTAAATGCAGGCGTTAATGGTTGGGTGCCGTTAGTTTCAAAAGTAATTTCTTTTAAATCCTGCATGAAAGGATGATCTAAAAGTTTGGAATATTGTTTTTGCCAACCCAGTAAAGGTTCTCCGCCAGTAATAACTAGGTGTTCTCTCGCCCATCTGTTGAAGGGTAAGATTTCTTTGATACGTTCGACAATCGCTTCTGTTGTAAGTACTGGACTAAAGTCTTTGAACCTAGGATCCCAACTAGCATAAGAATCGCAACCGGTATGAACAAGTGGAAGATCTCTATA